TGAAAGGACAGTCTCAATACTATGATGCTGACTTTGTACTTGACTTCGTGTCTTTGTACATCGTCAATGTCCAAGATCCGATTGTCCGGACACCGGAATTAGTCCAAGAATATATTCAACATTTTCCTCCCAACAAGGCCAAATGCATGGCCGCTTACAACGAACTTTACGAACGCCACCGTCCTGCATTGAATGATAAAGTGTTTAAGACGACGAAACTCAAGATTAAAGCAGATGAACATCTAGTTCGGCCTTCTGGGGAATTCAAAGCGCGAACTATAGCTAATGTCGAACCGTTGGTGCAACTCGCAATAGGTCCAATATTGCGCGAAGCAACTCGACGCTTGCATGTGTTGTGGGATTTGACCGCCGAGCCTATTCAGCTCATTCGGGGCGAAACAAAATGGATATTATTCCCTTTGTTTTGCACTGGGTGGACTGATCAGAAACTTGGTGCGATAATTGAAGCCGCAGCGGCTAGAACCAACTCCATCCACATCGCTGTGGTTGGAGATGATTCTATTGTTGTGGTGAATCACAATGGCGAGCTTACATTCTATTGGGCAGACTTTTCTGCGTTTGACCAATCACAAGGCCCGTGTGTTTTGTGGTTGGAATATGCAGTCTTGCGAGCCTTAGGATGTGAGCAAGACGTTTGTGATATGTTGCGACACATATCGGCAGTACCCTATAAATTCCGTGATGGTTCTGGCAACTGGTTGAAAGTGGATCGCTTTAAAAGGCCTTCACGTGATACTGGTGCACCAGATACAACGATTGGTAACAGCATTAGCAACATGTCAGCTTGGACGTGCTGTATTGATGCTTTAATTGATGGTGTTACCGAGCCAACTGTTTTCGAGTCCTTGTTTTTACAACTTGGATTCAAAATCAAGTTGGGTTGTTCAACTGATGTTCGTGACGCTTCTTTCTTGAAAGGAATGTTTTATCGTCTTCCCTCGGGCGCGCATGTCTGGGGACCTTTACCTAGCCGATTCCTTAAGATTGGCAAATGCATTACTGACCCGCGTACTATCTACCAAATTCCCGACTTATCCGAAGCGTGTTTGCGTCATGCCGCAAGTCTGGCAGCAACTTATCGAATGTATTCTCAGGTACCTTTACTTAATGAATTTGTGCGCCGCTTCACTCGCGAGGGTGTGGAAAGTGCGCATAGACAAATTGAGTTTATGGTGACTGGAACTTCACAAGATTTGCTTGACCCACTGCTAGATGTGGCTGCTTACTATAAAATTGATCCGGTCTGGTTCGTTGAAGCTGAACGGATGCTTCGCGATGCTCCTTTATTCACGTTCTTCGAGCATCCCTTGTTCAATGTCCTTGCGCGGGACTATAATTGAACAGAGCGGACCTATGGTGATAAGTGTGTTTTTGTTTACCAAACGTACTTAAGTTTTCGATGTTGAATACGACTGAGAGAGAGCAGTTGTTGCGTGAGGAGGTTTTTAAGAAGAGGGCGGTATTAGGTTCTACTCAAACCGGTAGTGATTGGTGTTTGAAGGCGTTGCATCCTTCAGATCCAATGACGGAGGTGCGCGGAATTCCAGATAACTCAAACATTCCAACAGTTTGTATGAATTATCAGGCAGTTCTTACCATTTCTCCTAACTCTGGGGCGACGACACCATGGTCCTTTGAGGCTTCGCTATTGCCTCATCCTGTCAATTTTATGGTTGCAGATGTTAGTGATTCGATTACACCGAACGGCACTTATTTTAATTGCCCGAACGTGCAAATATTACCAGCACCGGCTACCCATGCTGATAGGTATGAAGCTTTTAGGTCGATGTTTCAGAGATGGCGTCTAGCTTATATGAGTGTAACTTGTTACCAAGATGGACCCGATTTGGCTAATCAGGGTACCTTGTGCGTGAGCCAACCTGCTGTGAGGCCTATTGAAGCTTACTTAACTTCATATCCTCCTGGTGGAGCGGCTTGGAATCAAGGTGAGTACAAGACTGTTGGTTATACAGAGGAAGATTTGCCTGCTTATGCTGCTTCTCAATCTATGCCTAGTGCATACTTGGGAAGGAGCCGAGACGGAGCTTATGTTCCACTGAAATTGACGGAAACGTGCCAAGACTGGGTTTCAGAATCAGATTCATGCTATGTGACAGAATGGACTAAAACTGTCACACCGCTCACTGAATTTCTGAATGTTCCAGTAACTAACCCTGGCCAGATCTGGCCTCATGTGGACTTGGTTCCTAGATATTGCAATGTAAATGGTGGGAACTTGTTTGTTGGGAGGACTACTTCTCCTATGTTGAGCGGAGCTTTCGCTCATATTAGTGGACGGAATCTTTCTAATCAAACATCTTTCACTTTTTACGTTCGTTGCGGTATTGAAGGCCAGGTTCATCCTTCTTCTTCTTTAGCTCCCCAGCAAAAACTGAGTGCGCCATATGATCTTCAGGCACTTGAGGCATATTTCGCGATTTCCCGTGAGCTTAAAGACGCATATCCAGCAAGTTATAACGACCTCGGTAAATTATGGGATGAAATTAGTTCCGCTGCAAGAACTGTTCTTCCTATGATTCCGGCCTTAGGCCCGCTGACCCAATCAGTTAAACTTGGGTCCGAAGCCGCTTTACTTGCCGGAGATGCCATTCGAGCTCGTCGAAAAGCGAAACGTCAGCGCAAGAAGGCGAAACGCGCTGCCAAGACTGTCCCGAAGAGGAAGTGAGAATCTTCTGTTTGTGTAAAGCGAGAATAAGCACAAACATCGTCGGAGCGTAGGCTAAGGATGTGATGTGGGTCCCATTTGGCGATCTTCAAGTCAGCGAAGTACATGTTAGAATGAGCATGTGAAGTTGATAAGATTTTCGTTGGTGGTGTTTACTAATGTCAGTAGCTGAAGTTCCAG